TTGACTAAAAAAATTATTAAAGAAAAATCAAGCCTTTATCGTAACGAGCCAAAACGTGAGTTTTTAAATGTTAGTGAAGATCAGTTAAGTCATATTTTAAATTTATATAATTATTCGCAAGCTAATTTGAAGCTAAAAAAAACAAACGAGATTTATAAGTTGCAAGACCAAGCAATGCTTCAGGCTGTATTAAAAGACGGAGTGATAGAGCTTCGACCGCTTTATCATCATCATTATGATGTGATTCCAAGTGGCGACAATCCAGAAAAAATGGAATGCGTAATCATGTCATCGTTTGATAAGTGGCGTTTATTCTCTATGAACGTCAAAGGCGACGTTGGATTTAAGCCAACTTCTAGGACAAATTATTATTCTGATTTTAACAATCAATTGATTGCTGATCCAGACGATTACAAAGCTAAAACGCTTTTCTACTGGTGGACGGATAAATTTAATTTTATTACTAACAGCAAAGGTGAAATTGTTGACAAAAAAGGTGTCCCCCAGGGCAACCCAAGAAACGAGTTTGATCCGCTGGTAGCAAATCCAATTATGGCATTGCCATTTATTGATGTTGCTATGGACAAGGATTTTGAGTTTTTTGTCAGGTCTGGTTACTCAAGCACAACTTTTTCTATTGATTTGGGTGCGCTTTTATCCGACACAAGCGAAATTGCCAGAATGCAAGGCTGGTCTCAGGCTATTATTTCAAGTGTTGACGAGCCAAAGGACATACGCGTTGGTCCTAGAAATGCTTTGTGGTTAAAATTAAATCCAAACGACACTGAGGCAACTCGACCAAGTTTTGAATTTACGAGTCCAAACCCTGACCTTGAGGCTAGTCTTCAGTTGATCGAAAATTTTATGTCGCTTTATCTTACAAGCGAAGGTTTATCTCCATCAGTAATTAATTCGCAAGGTAGGACGGAAACAGCCACAAGCGGTTTAGACAGGTGGCTAAAAATGATTGAAAAATTTGAGTCTAGCCAGGACGACGCTGATTTATTTAAAACAGTAGAAAAAAAGTTATTTGATTTAATAAAAAAATGGAACAACACATACGCCAACGTCACAGAAAATGGTTTTATTGATGATTTATCAGGTGTTCTTATTCCAGATAATGCAGATGTACTGATTCAGTATAAAAAACCACAAATGCTAATGGGTGAGGACGAAAAACTTAATGTCATTCAAAAGCGTTTAGACATGGGTTTAATTAGTCAAATTGAGGCCATACAAATCGACCGCGACGTGACGAGAGAAAAGGCCGAAGAAATTTACAAAGAAGTAAACTCACTTTTAGGAATACAATCACCAAATGCCGAAACTGAATAAGTATGTTGAGCGGTTATCAGCTGGCAGAAATCAGTTTAAGTTAAGAATTAACCTTGACGAGGTATTTGGGACTGCCTTTCCAAACTCGTCAAGATTAAGGCAATCTGTAGGTCAAGAAATAATAGATATTATAAATCAAAGAACGTCCGAAAACAGAGCTTGGGATGGTGTTCGTTTTAAATCTTATTCAAAAGAGTATTCAGAGAGTTTAGAGTTTCAAGCTGCTGGTAAATCGAAAAACGATCCAAATTTAAAACTTACTGGCGATATGCTAGGTCTAATGGACGTAATCGAAGAGGACAAGGCTACGATTACAATTGGCTGGAAAGATGTTACGGAGGCTCAAAAAGCTCACGGCCACATTACTGGAAACGTAGGCGTAAAACGCGATTTTTTTGGTCTTAACGAAAAAGAAATAAAAAGACTAAAAGACATTTTCGATGACGCGGTTAGAGTTGCTCAGGCCGAAACTGGACCTGCTAGATCAAGTGTTGCAAAGTTAGGAGAAATTATTGAGGGTACTGAGCAAATAAAAAGCACAACACTTGGTGCTTTAATTACAGAACTATTTGGTGACGATCTTGGCTAGTGTTAAAATTAAAAACGTTAAATCAGTTTTAAATTCTATTGAACGCCTGTTTGATAGCGAAATTAAAAAGTCAAGGTTATACGAAAACATTGGCCACTTTAGTGTTGAAAGAATTCAACAAGAAACCAGAAAAGGTCGAGACCTAAGTCAAGGTGGTCAAAAAATTAAAGACACATTAGAAAGCACGAAATCTATTAAAAAGTTAATTGAGCGTGGTGTTATAACCATGCGTCCATCAAGGCCTTTGTTTTTTAGGTCTCAAGTCAGTCAGGTGACGCAAACAGGTCAGCTTTTAGATTCTTTACGCGCTGACGTTAATTCAAGTCGTGGCGAGATAACTATTGAGCCAACTGGAAATAGGTCTAAAACAACTTACGTGTGGTCAAAAACTGGACGTCCGGTAAAGTTTTTAACTGATAAAGAACAAATCGAGTCAAACAAAAATCTTGCAAGTGATCTAGCTAAAAGGGGTTTTACCTTTTTAGGTATGGACAAAAAAGGCTTGAAACGCATACGCAGATTAGTATTGGATGAGATAAGACGGTTAATCGTTAAAATTAAAACATGATTAACCAGTTGAAAAACAATTAATCAGGAGGATAAAATGTCCGAAACAATCGGTGTTACTGAAGCCAGCGGTTCAGTAACCCAGACAACAGCCACCAGTGGGGCAACAACTGAAACCAGCGGTTTAGTTGAAGGCGCGCAATCAACTGCAACAAAAAGCAAGGACGCTGGCTCTAATGAGTTTATCAATAAACTCAAGAAAGAGCTAGATAACTGGAGATCAAAAGCCAAAGAGTTAGAAATGAAAACTCTAGAAGCCGAAGGTCAAAAGGATAAGATCATCGAAACTTTAAAAGATGAATTGAAGTCTTATAAAGTCAAAGAGGTCGAAATCATGCGTTCTAGGGCTAGGGATCAAATTGCTGTCAAGGCCGCAGAGCTTGGGTGTTTAAATCCAGATCTGATGTTAAAAGCCATTGACGTTGATCAGTTTGAGGTTGATCGAGCGACGCTAAAAATTACGGACATGGAAACTGTTAACAAAACTCTTGAGGAGTTTAAAAAACAAAATCCATTTATGTTTAAGCAATCAGGTCCAGTTGTAAAGGACGGCGTACCTGGTGGCGGTAACACTTCGGCAGGAAAGGTGGACTTAACAAAGATGAGCACTAAAGAGCTTGCCGAATATGCAAAAACGCATGGAATTAATTAACTAAACAAAATACGCGAGGTATAAACAATGGCAGATTTAGCATTTGGGAATACGCAAGTAGGCCCAACAAAAGCGGACTTAGTGGCCGCAGTAGTTCAACGACAACTGATTGAGGCTTCAAAACTTACTGGTCGGGTGACGGACTGGTCATCACTAGCAGAACCAGGTGCGAAGACTGTTGAGATTCCAAAAGCTGGAAACTTGACAATTATTAACCGCGCTGAGGGAACAGCTGGCGACGCTGACGTAATTCCTTACACTACGGACGTGATGGCGCTTGATTTTAACGCTTACGTTGCTTGGATTGTTGATTATAAGTCAAAAGTCCAGTCACGAATTGACGTTCAGCTTGATTTGGCCGCTAGAGCTGCTAGAGGTCATGCGTTTTATTTGGAACAACAGTTGATTGCTCGTCTTGAGGCAGCTGGTCGCGCTACAACGACAACAGGTGATATTAGCTACGACATTGTTCTAGAGATGCGAAAAACATATCTAGACGCTGACGGAATGCTAGATATGGCCACACTTTTGGTCGGAACCGATCAAGAATCTGTTCTACTAGACATTGATGAATTTAAGCGTGCAGAGGTTTACGGTTCTGCGGTAATTCCGTCAGGTGTAATTGGTAGAATCCACGGCATTGACGTTGTAGTTTCTAACAAAGTTGCAGCTGACAGTTATTACTTGTTTAGCCGCGATGCTGTTGGTTTTGCGCTTCAAGCCGGACCATCTTATTCTGAGCAAGGTGCTAACGAGTTTGGTTCACAGGCTAAGCGAGCTGTGCTGGACCAGATTTTTGGCACATGGGCAGGATTTTTGGGACAAAAAGGTGCTGCACCAACTCAGTCCGCTTTAATCATTAAAGACGGTAATTAATAACTAAATGAGTCGGGAGAACGCTTCAGCAGTTCCCGATTTTTTAAGCGCCGATAGTCCGCAGGGGCTTCGGCGCTTAATGCGTTTAAACAACGCAAGGCGCGGCGCTTGGCACAGATATGACATTATGTTCGTTAATGGTCGTTGGATTGCTTGGTATTATCCTGATAAATTTTTAGTTCAAGAACAGGTTGTAGCCGTTCAAGAAATGGCAAAGGATTTAAAAGATGAGTAATGCTTTTGACTCCGACAACCAGCGAGATAACGAGAAAAGAAAATTTCAAGCCGATAGTTCTGGCGATGTTTCTGTCAATGTTAAGTCAAACAACATGGAGGCTTTGCTTTCTGACATTGCCACAAACACTGGCGGTTCTGCTGTTAATCAAGAAACACTGCAAGGGTCAGGTTCGGTTGGTTTAACTCCGGTTCAGTTTCCATCTACGCCTGGATTTGATTTAATTGCTGTTTATATTCAGTGTAGGGTTCAGTTTCCGTCGACAAAAAGACTTTTGTATTCGTTTGACGGTGGTGTGACTTATTCAGAACTTGCGCCTGGTGGTGCTGTTGCTTGGGAACCAAAAGACATTCAGCAGGTGTTTTTGCAAGGTAACGCGCCTGGTGTTTTTTATGACATTTTAGTCAACAGAAGGGAAGTGTAGCCGTGGCCATACCACCTTTTGTCACAACTCCGATTGCTGGTGTCATTCCTTTTGATAATTTGACAAATGGATTTCTGGCTCAAGACGTTCAGGCGGCAATTGAGGAGGCAAAAAACAGTCCAGAGGACGATAATTTTAGTCACCGCGTAATAGAGGAATCTAAAACTGTTTTTATTAAAACAGGTCAACAGATGCTGGTTGATGGTCCTGTTTTTTTAGACGGTTCTCTTATTTTAGACGGCCAAGTTATTGATGACGATTTTGTAGAACCGAACAATTATTCTTGGACTTTTATTAAAAAAAGCACAGTCCAGGTAATACCTTTTAGCCAACAAATGATCGTCGATGGATCAATTCAGGTCGAGGGTCAGCTAATCGTAGAAGGAAGTTTGTCTATCATAAATGATGGACATGGCGAATCATTTTTGCCACCTTATCTTTTAGAATCTGGTCGAGTTTTTACGGTTCCTAGATTTAGAGAGTTTTTTTTAAGCTCTGATTTATTTATTGAAGGTAAATTTATTAATGACGGGCGAATGGTCGTCGGGGGTTAAATGGCTGACGGAGCAATAAGATTAAAAGTAGTTTCGGCATCTTTGGTTAATACACCACCAGCTGGTCGTGTTTGGGTATTTTTTGATGAAGACAATGCCGACCATCTTTCGATTAAAGATGAAACGGGTACAGTCACCGACTTGCAAAATGCTTTAAATTATACGGATGAAAAAGCACAAGATGCGGTTGGATCTATTTTAACCGACAGTGCTGATGTTGATTTCACTTACGACGACGTTGCTAATCAAATAACAGCTGTTTTGACCACAACGTCGGTAGTTGCTGGTGCTTTCGGTTCTGCCAGTTCAACTCTTTTGGCTACAGTAGATTCTAAAGGTAGATTAACAGCACTGTCACAAACGCCTATTGCGATTACTCCATCTCAGGCTGGCATTGGTACGAATCAAATTGTCGATCATTCGACTGTTGCAGTTCAGACAAATGTTAATTCTGGATTAGCTGGTGGTGGAGATTTAACTGCCAATAGATCACTCAGTTTAGATATAAATAATCTACAGTCACAAACGCCATTTGTCGGAGTTCCGCAAACTGCTTTAGTTTCTTATTACGACACGACCTTGATGGCACATAGAAAAGCGACAAAATCTCAATTATTAGGTCGAAATCCAGAATTTTATCATAACGAGTTTTCAGATTTTATCGTCACGACTCTTGGTGGATTAACGTCGTTGGTGACTGGAACTGGTGCCTCATCTCAAGCTGGCACATACGGTCAAGATAACGCCGAGAATTGTAAGGGTGTTGTTCAATACGACACAGGGACGACTGCTACAGGTCGAGCTGGTTTAGGGACGTCAACGGCAAATCCGATGTTTTTACAAACGAGTGATTTTTATCGGCTACAATTCAGGGCGGCGATTGAATCATTATCAACAACTAGTGTAGAAGCGTTTTCTTGGTATCCTTGCGCTTTTACAAGTGCGACAAACGCAACTGGATTCGGTAATAACTTTGCCGGATTTTTTTACCGAGAGGATCAAAACGGTGGCAGATTTCAGTTTGTTGTTTATTCAAACGGTGTTTTAGAGGCTGCTTTAGACACAGGATTTTTAGCTGACATTGATTATCAAATTTTTGAGGTTACGCTAGACGGCGCGACAGGCACAGCAATGGGTTATATCAATAATAACTTAGTTGCTACTGTGTCTTCTGGACTGTTTGCTGGACCTACGCAGACGTTTGGCTTTGTTACTAAAATTGAAAAGCGTGTCGGTACCACTCAAAGAAATGCAGATATTGATTGGTACAATTTTGAATATTTTAGGTCAACATTGAGGTAATGATGATTACGCCAGGTCAAAGAGCTGACAACGAGGTTAAAAAAAGATTCGCACAAGATCTTTTAATAGAGTTCAAGCAACAAAATTTGGATGACGGCATAACTGCACAACAAGCATTGTGGCTGCATCATAGAGCTAGGAATCTTGAAGTAGTAGTTGGCGGTGTACCTATGACAGTAGATATTTTGAACATGGCTATCGTTGGTGACATTGAAGCGGCTTACGTTGCTCTTTTAAACTGCACTCCTGATGATATGAGTGAAACTTTTCACTGGTTTAATCAATCAAGAATTGATTTTCTGAAAAATTCTATTGCTGTTTTCATGGGGTGGTTGTGAATTGGAAACGGTACACTTTGATTTTTATTGGGGCTATTTTTTTAAATATTATTATTTACGACACTGTTGCTATTATTCAAGGCGGAACTGAAGCCTCAATAAGCCACGCGATTAATGTTTGGTCTTACAAATATCCTGCCTTTACGTTTTCTATGGGATTTTTAATGGGACACTTGTTCTGGCGAACTGGTCCAACTAAAGAATTAAAAGACATAGAAGAAAAGGCGAGGTCCTAAATGGCCATTTTTCCTTTTATCGAATGCGACGAAATAGTTCAGGTAAATGATAAGTTTCGAATCTCAGGCGTAAAGTCTTTTGTCACAAAAGACGAAGCGGATATCAGTTTAGTTGAAATTGATCCAGGGGATGGGGTTTTTATTGATGTTACCGGAACTGGTACAAATCGACAAAAGTGCTGGTTTTTGGACTACCAGCACAGTACTGACGGCGACAAGACGGTGGCGGTTAGAATTACAACAGACGGTGCACCTGTAACGACATCAAAAACCGTCATCGTCTTGTCAGAGGCCGATGATTATTTATATTCAAAAGATGAGGATTTAGTTTCTATCGAGAGCGATATTTTAAAATACGTTCCAGAAGGAAAGAACACTTTTAAATACGCTCACAGAGAGGCCCAGAAACAAATTTTGGAATGGCTTTGGACCAGGGGTTATAAAAAAACCGATGGGACTAGGTTTATTAAAACCGATTTTGTCGATCTGATTGAAGTAAAATATTGGTCAATATATGTGACTTTAAAACTTATCTATAAGGATTTATCAAACGCAACTGATGACATTTTTTATAAAAAAGCAAAAATGTTTGAAAACGACGAGCACCACTGGAGAACTAGAAGTCTTCTTAGGATAGACGTAAATGGTGACGGTGAGGTCACAAATTACGAAGGTTTTAACATGAAAACCGTTGGTCTGGTGCGCGAATGAGTCTTTCTAACGTCAGGGCTTATTTCAAAGATCGTCTGACTGGTCTAGGTTACACCGAGTGGGAGGACGGTTTTAATTTTGAAAACATCCCAGAAACAATTTTAGACAGATCTTTCCATGTGTTTTTGGGATCAATTAATGGTGGTCCGATTAACCACACGCATCAAGACACTGAGTCTGAAGTAATTTTAAGGGTATTTTTTCGAGGCTACAGATCTGAGGTTTTGGCTATTGACGAGTCAATCGAAGGGGTCGAGGAGATCATTCGAGACGTTTGCAAGGTTGCCAATAGAACGGCTACACTTTTAAATGTGGTTTTTAACTCCGTAGAGTTTAATCCACTAAACGCAGAAAATGACAATTCTGTTTTCGTTGAAATGTCATTTGCGGCTAGAGTTATTTTAGGAATTGAAGAAATTTAAAACATTTGTAAAAGGAGAAAAAAAATGTCAGTTACAACACAAGTTTCTAACGTGGTGGTTGAACCAGTAGATGCTGTTATTGGAAATCAGCATCTTGTATGTTTTGACACAGTTGCTGGAACTGGTCTTGGTGGAGATCATTTTTTATTATCAAGTAAAACGGTTGACTACTACGTTTGGTACAATACCGGATCTGACACCGATCCTGCACCTTCTGGTAAAACTGAACTTGTTGAGGTTGCAATTTTAGCAACCGATACTGCTAGTCAAGTTGCTCAAAAAACAGCTGCTGAGATTAATGCTCTTATTGGTGCTAGTTTTCATGCTAAACAAGTTGGCACTGAAGGCAAAGTCTTAATCGAGCTAAAAGGTCTTGGCGAGCCATTAACAGCTTGGGCTGCTGGAACTTCTGGCTTTACTTTGCAAATTTTAAAAGCTGGTTCTGAACTTGCTCTAGGCTATCTTGATGGGAATGTTGAATTTGGATTGGCTGAGACTCTTTTTGATATTGTTGCTCACCAAACAGGGTCAGAAGTTATTGGTAAAATAAGAACTGGATCAGAGCTTGGTCCAATCACCCTGACTTTAAAAGAAACCGTAGCTGCAAAACTAAAAGAGCTTTTAGAAATTCCAGGTCAAGAATACACACCTTCAGGTGGTGACGCTGTTTCTGGTCTTGGTGCCCTAGCAGGATCAAAGCAGTTTACCAATGCTTTTTCAGACACAAAGATGCTAATTCTTCATCCAACTAAAAATGCTGCGACGAATTTAGAAAATGATTTTTGTTTTTGGGCTGCTTATCCAAATATTTCTAATCTTTTAATTTCAGGTGAAGAGGACCGAAAGGTTGAGCTTGAAGTTTCTATTTTCCTTGACGAAAATCGCGTTAACGAAGTTTCAAAGTTAGTCTATGGCGACTGGCAACAAAACTTTTTAAAGGGATAATACTTTGGACCAATTTGATTTTGTAATTCCAGAAAAAAAGAAATTTAAGCTGTCGATTTACGGTCAGACTTTTACAATGACTAGACCTACAGTTAGTCAAGCTGAGGAGCTTGATTCTCTAATGAGGTCGGCAAAGGATAACGAAAAACTTCTTTTAATGAGGAATGTTTTCGATAAGTTGGGATTGCCTTTAGATTTTACAAAAGAAATGGACATGGAAGACTTTACTAAATTGGTCGAATTTATTACTGGAGCTTTTGCGCAAAAAAAAAGCTAACAGTATTTCAGTATAAAAAAGCTGAGGTGGCTAGATTTTATGGATTTAGCCACAATGAAATTGAGTCAATGGATTACGAATCTTTTCTGGCTTACGCAAAGGCCATTGAAGTTTTAAGAGCAAAGGAAACGCTGATGAATATTCAAATAGCTAGTTTCCCAAATGCCAAAAAAGAACATAAAGAAAAAATACATAGAGAATTATTTAAGCAAGCAAATTCAGAAAATTTTGACAAACCTAAAAAAGTTTTAACCACTGAAGACATAGCTAGGATGATTAATGGCAGACGATAAAATTGTCATAGCTATTGAATTTGACGACGGAACAGTTAAAAAAGGCTTTCTAAACATAGAAAAGCAAGCCAGTGATTCTTCTAAAAAAATAAAAGGAAGTCTTAGCGGTGTTGACAGTGGTTTAAATAATACAAAAAAAGCAGCTTTGGCGTTAGTTGGTGCATTTGCTGGATTGGCTGCTGTTAATAAAGCAATTAATTTTTTTAAAGACTCAATCAGTAAAGCTGCTGCCGATCAGGATTCGATTCAAAAACTTAACACAGCTTTAGCACTTACTGGTAAATTTAGCGAACAAGCTAGTCAATCAATTCAAAATTTTGCCAATCAGCTTCAAAACACTACTAAATTTGGAAACGAAACCACGCTAGAAGTTGCTAGTTTAATTCAAAACCTTGGTCGTTTAGACACAGAAGGTCTACAACGCGCTACAAAAGCTGCACTTGATTTGTCTACAGCTCTTGGAATTGATGTTAATAGTGCGGCCACGTTAGTTGGAAAGGCCGCCAACGGAAACGTCGAGGCCTTTTCTAGGTATGGAATTAAAATTCAAAAAGCAGCAACTGATTCAGAAACTTTTGCAAAAACATTAGCTGTTCTTGAATCACGTTTTGGTGGCGCAAGCGAAGCGGCGTCCAAGACATTTAGTGGGTCAATTACAAGATTAAATAACATTTTAGGGGATTTTCAAGAAACAATAGGTAATACAGTTTTAAATTCACCTTCTTTGATTAAGGTTATTAATTTAATTGGTGATGCTTTTATTAATTTATCTGAAGCAATTACAAAACTTAGTTCTGGAAAAGATGTATTTAAGCCAATACTAATTGATGCAGTTAATTTTGCTGGAAGTCTTACGTTTTTAATTCAAGGTGCTGCAACTTTAGTTAGTGGTTTAATAATATCTGTTGGTGCTGGTTTAACTTCACTTTTTCAAAACATAATTAGCGGAATTGTCGGTGGTGCTTCACGATTAGTTGATTTAGTGTCTCCAAGTTCAGATTTGGCAAATAACCTAAGAACAATTTCAGCTGATTTTGCTAATTCATCAAAGCAGAATTTTGATATTGCTGGTCAAGCATTAAGTGATGCTTTTACTTTAGATTCTGCCGAGGGGACAACTTTATTTTTTGATAATTTAAAGCTAAAAATTGAAGGTGCAACAGCGGCATCAAAAGATTTTAAAAACAATGTTATCCCTCCCCCAGAAGAAATTTCGGCCAAATTAATTACTTTAGATGAAGTGTTTTCAAGTTTTTTTAATAATATAAAGATTAAAACAGAAAGTTTAGATGCTTTACTTAAAAAAACATTTCAAGACAGTGCTGTCACTGCTTTAAAAGGTTTTGGAACTGCTAGCGGTCAGGCCTTTGCCGCCTTTGGTCGAGCAATTGCTAAAGGTGAAAATGGTTTAAAAGCATTCGCAGATGCGTTTTTAGCAACAATTGGTCAAACTGCGATTCAGGTTGGAACTAATTTTATTTTAACAGGTATTGGGTACAGCGTATTGGGTGATCCAAGGGGACCTGGGCTAATATCAGCTGGTGCTGCGCTTGCAACTTTTGGTGGTGTTTTGTCAGCCGTTGGCGGTGGTGTTTCTTCAGCAACGGGCGGTGCGGTTAGTCCTGAGTCGAGTTTACCAGGAGGTGGTCCTGTCGTCGATATTCCAGATCAGGAGGATAGAAAACCAACCACGCAAGTTTCTGTCAACATCAGCGGTGACGTACTAGATAGCCGTGACACTGGCCTTCGAATTGTGGACCTAATTAAAGAATACACGGACCGCAACGGTAGAACTGAGGTCTTGGCGTGATTAACACAAAATCTATTTTTTATTACATAGAATCTGTAACAAACGATAATTTTTATTTAAATTTTGACGAAGGTTCTGGCGAATTAACTGCGCAAATAGCAACTGGTCATTATACGCATCAAGATCTGGCTTTAGCTGTGCAGTCTGCTATGAACGAAGTTGGAACACAATCTTATACTGTGATATTTAATAGAGATGACAGAACTTTTACTATATCATCCGCATCAGCTTTTGATCTTTTATGCTTTAGCGGAACAGAGGCCGGAGTTAGTATTTTTTCTTTACTTGGCTTTTCTTCTGTCGATCTGACGGGGCAGACAATCTACACTGGTGGAGTCTCAGGTTCAGAGTACAGGCCGCAGTTTAAACTTCAAGACTACGTTGACCAAGAGGATTTTAGAGAATCAATCCAAGCTGTTGTAAACGAATCGGCCAGCGGCGTTGTTGAAACAATTAGTTTTGGAACAAAAAAGTTTTTTGAATTTAACATTCCATTTATAACGGACATAGAACAAGGTGCCGGATCTGTTATTGAAACAAATTTATCTGGAGTTTCGTCAGCAAGGCAATTTTTGAGATTTTGTACGACAAAAAAAAATTTAGAATTTATGCCAGATAGAAACAATAGAACTTTATTTTTTAAGGTTCTTTTAGAGTCTACAGAAGAAAGCTCAAACGGAACTGGGTACAGATTAAAAGAACTTTACACAAAAAATCTTCCTTATTATTTCGAAACTGGAAAATTGGTTTTTAGATTGGTTGAGGTATAAAATGTCAATTGTAGATGGGCAGAGAGTCAGGGCACTTGAATCAAACCAGGCTTGGGCTTCAAAAACTTCAAATAACACGATGCTTGGTATTCAGTCTTTTTCTAACGGCACATCCGGTCCAGCTATATTAAATGTTCAGCAAAAAATAAATGACATAGAAACAACTGTTAATATTCACGATAATGACATTATTAATTTACAAAACGACGTTTTAACTCTTCAAGTAACACCTACGGTAAAATACATTTCTAACTGGGACGCTTCCACAAATACACCAACACTTGCAGACGGTGATGGTGGAAACGGATTAGGCGTTGGAGTCATGTATAGGGCTAACGTTGCTGGTGTTGTTGATTTTGGCTCTGGAAATATAAGTTTTAATGTAGGCGATAAAGTTGTCTATAATTTCTCTGGCGTTTGGGAAAAGTGGGACATTGATGAAGAACCGGAACAAAAAACCAAGGTTGAGTACCGAACTATTACTTTGGCCGAGGAGACTGCAAAAAATCTAACTTTAGCCGAAACACCTTTGTCACCTAGTGAAGTTGCACTAGATGTTCAAGGAGGTGGTGCGCAATTTTTATTAGATGATTTTACTGTTATTGGCAATATTCTGGACTGGGATAGTCTTGGTCTTGATGGAATACTTGTCGCAGGGGACAAGGTTCGAATTATTTACAACTACATTTAAAATAAGGGGTTAATAAATGTCACAAATTATTAAAAAGTTTATTGGAGAAAACCAAGTAGGTACAAGCGAAATTCGTTTAGAAGCAACCCAGTATTTGAGAGCAAGAAATAACTCAGACACTGCTGACGTAAACGTGTTTAGATTTAATTCAAATGGAAATTTAGGAGTAAATTTAAGCGTAGAGCCTGAGGTTGCAACAGTTTATTTGGGCACAACCACCAATCCATTTGAAGGTCTTCGAGCCAATTTAATAGCTGACAATAACGATGATACTGTGATGGATATTCAAAGCCGTGAGTTGTTAGATACTAGCGGCGATGCGTCTATTCGATTTCAATCTAGAGAACTTGTTGACTCAACTGGTAACAATTCTTCTATAAATTGGGATTCAAGAACACTGAATGACACTGGGTCAACTGCGGCTGTTGATTTTTCATCAACAACACAGGTTTTGGTTTACAAAAACTTAAAAGTAGAAAATAACCAGTCATTAATTTTAAGTGATTCTGGTTCTGAAAACATTTCAATTACTGCGCCGTCTTCTTTGTCCGCTAGTTATTCTTTAACTTTACCTGCTGACGATGGTGCATCTGGTCAGGTTCTTCAAACTGATGGTTCTGGTGTTTTGTCTTGGGTTACACCATCTGGTGGAGGATCAACTTTTGATAAAGAAACATTTGTTCTCGCATCTGGTGATATCACAAATCAATATATTGATTTGGCTGTAGAGGCTGCTGTTGATTCGATCCAGTTTTTAGTACGCGGCGCTGGTGTTTTATTAGAGGGTGCTTCCTATGACTATTCTGTAAACTATACTGGTGGCAATGGCGGTGTGACTCGTATTACTTTTTTAAATGATATTGCCACAGGTGGAGCTGGGGAACTTGTCGTTGGAGATGTTGTGCAAGTACAATATGTTCAAGCCTAGTTTAAGTAATTAGGGTTGTTGTTTAGGCTGGGGACTTTACTGTCCCCAGTCTTTTTTGGGTAAGGGGTTTTAGAAAAATGTTTAATTTTATTTTAGCCTTTATTTTTTCTTTTCAAGCAATTGCCCAAACGACTCCGAATGCAAATCTTGGCAATACTGCAATTAATTTATTTCCAAACGGCGGTATGGAGCCAGATTTAAACAACAACAATCGAATTACAAAAGATTGGACTGCATCTGGAGGTACTCTTTTAGGTGTAACTAGCGGATCTAATTTTATGTACGGAAAAGGTACATTGACATGGGATTCATCGGCTGCAAGTCAAACTTTAACTCACGCGGCGATTAGTATTCCAAATGGTATTAAAGGTCAAAATGGATTGATGACTTGTGATTTTTATGTTCAAACAGGTACACCTAGTTACAAGTTTCAAATATTTGACGGAACTAATGTTTTAAATGAAATTAACGTTACAACTAACGGAAAGCATTCGGTTAATTTTATTTATCCAACAAGCGGATCGTTGCAACCTAGGCTTTTAAGCGTTGATTCAAATGAGCCTTTAATTTCTATAGATGGTTGTAGTCTTGGATTGGCTACGAACATTAGTAACGTGAGCCAGGCTCAGTTTGTTGGAAGCATTAAATATGCAGGGGCTACAAACTGCCTTTGGTCAAGAACTGGAGCTGGGTCAGATTCGTTTGATAATTTTGCAGCGGATACAGACTGCCCAAGTGCAACAGTAACAGGCCAAGCGTCAGCGCCTGGAACTAAAATACCAGCAATCGTCTTAAATAATTTAGGGCCAGGTCGATATGTTTTTATAGCTTCTGGGTCTTTTGTAAAGGGAGGTGCTACAGATAACCTTGTGTTTTTTAGGTTTTCAGATGGCACAAATGTTTCTCAAGTTAGCGGCGTTTATTCTGCTAGTAACGTAGGGTCAGGATCAACAATAGTTGGTGAGATTTTAAGAAACAATTCCGCTGGTTCTTTAACTGTTAACCTTCAAGGATTGACGGCGGCAACCGGAAACTCTGTTCAAATTGTAAATAACTTAACAACATCTGAATTCACAATTTCAGCTTACCGCTACCCACTTGCCTCAGAAGTAGCGGTGACACCTGATCTTGCTAATTGGAAACTTGATTTAAATATTTCGGGTGCGAATGTGGATTTGGGAACAGCCGCCCAGTCCGCGTATGTAGCGCCTAACAACGCCAATTTAACAATGACAGTCAACACGGCTAAAGGTTCTGCCCCTGCTGGTATTTCCTGTTCTGGAACAAACGACAACAGCGTTGGTAATACCACCTGCCCCACTGGTAACGAAGAACTAGGCTTTGTTGCTAACTTTCCTAGGGCTGGTTTGGTAGAAGTTTGTCATCAGTTTTCACATTATTTTAACGGTAGTGGTAATTCTATCCCTACTTTTCAAATAATTAGAACAGCAAATGGGTCACAAACTATTGTTGAAGAAGGAGGAGCAAGAACCCCTGGTATATCTGGGAATACAAACGTAGCCGTATCATATAATAATTGCGGAACATTCCAAATTCCATCAGCCGCTAAACACACAATTCGTTTAATGTACGAACAAACCACCGCTGCGACAGTAACAACAAACCAAATTATAGCCGACGCAGCAGCAGCAAATGGCCAACGCGACGTCAAAATCACAGCTCGTTACATAGACCAACAAACACCGATGCCTGTGATTGCGAATAGTGTGGCAACACCTTTGGCTGGTGGTGTTAGAATAGTAAGCGCATTAGTTTCAGACACAGGAGTGGTTAGTTTAGAAAGTGGAGATTGGTTAAATGGAAATTGCACCAATGCAAGTCCAGCAGTTTGCACTTTTAATTCTGGAATTTTTTCTAGCACTCCAGTTTGTGTTTTTTCTAACGCGCAAAGTTCTACCTCAGAGGGTGGAAATATTGTAGTGACTGCTACAACAGCTAGCATCCAGTTTTCTTCAAACGTAAAGAGAAATTTTCAGTTAATATGCACAGGCCCCCGATGACTAAACCTTATATGAATAAAATAATTACTTTATTTTAAAAAAAAGGAGAATAATTAATGGATCAATACATAGAGCAAGCAAAAGCAATTTTAGATATGCTAAGCCATATTGTTTTTGGTTTAGTTATAATGGCCACGGCCATCGTTCGATTAACTCCAACAAAATCAGACGATAAAAAATTATCTGAAATATTAGTAAAGGTTCATAAATTGTTTTCATATCTTCCAACGATGGGAATTAATCCAAAAACAAAAGAACTTGAGGATTTGCAAAAAAAAGTGAGTCAAGATGTTCCCAAATCTGAATGACAACATAAAAGATTGCAAGTTCTTTAAATGGCGCGAAGCTCTTTGGCTGCCAAGGTGGGGAATTTACGGTTTTCCTAAAAATGATGAAATCATCACTAATATTGAAAAAACTGCTTTAAAAATGGATAAAATCCGAACCATGTTTGGTAAATCTATTATCGTCACAAGTTGGTTTAGGCCAGAACTCTACAATCAATTAATTGGCGGTGCTAAAAAATCAAGTCACATAACTGGTCTTGCTTGTGATTTTCTAATAGAGGGTCACGATTCTAACGCTGTTAGGGAAATGCTTAGAAAATACTTAAAAGACATTAACATTAGAATGGAAAACAAGAACACCGTTCACGTTCATATTGATTTAAAATGTAACGAATCCATGTCAAATGAACTAAGATATTTTAAACCATGATTTTATCAAATAGGCTTTTTAATAATTTAAAACAAACACAGTTAAGGCCTATTTTAGTTTTGCAGATAGATGGTGTTCCTTTTTTAATTGGATCTGACACAATCAAAAAAATTCCTCTTTATGGTGATGATAATTTAGAATACGGACAACCTGGTCTTTTTTACGGAGGACTTTTCGACATTGAACCAGATAAACAAAAAACTTTAATCAGTCTTGAAGGTACAACAACACAAATCCGTCAAAGTCTTGAGCCAGATAAAGCAAGAGGCTCAGGAATTAGCCAAATGACGATTAGTTTAATTGATAAAAACCAAGAGGCGACAAAACTTTTAGCTGGAGCTTATGGCGAAGTTCTTTTTAAAAAATGTAAACTTTGGGTCAGTTTTGGTGAGGATAATGTTTTTAACACAGATTATATTTTAATCTTTAGAGGTGTTATTGAATCTGTTTCAGCCGAGCAAGGTCGGTGTAAATTATTTCTAAACAGTCCAGATCAGAAAAAAAGATCTCAGCTATTTATTAAGCCTGACACTGATTTAGATGGTGCAATTAATAATGTGCAAACAACTTTAACTGTTTCTGAAATTGAAAATTTCTTTGTAGTCCCAGATCATCCGGCATATTCACCAAAAGACACCAGCCTTACAACTTGCGTTCGTATTGATGATGAAATTATTAAGTATGAAGGAATTTCAGGTAACAATTTAACTGGTCTTACTAGAGGTTTTTTAGGAACAACCGCAGCCTCTCATAACGACGAGGCTCAAGTTGAGGGATTTTTAGTTCTAGAGGGTAACGCCATAGATTTGGCTTTAAAAATCATGCTTTCTGATAAGGATCAAACGCCTTACATTGAAGACCTTCCAGCCACAAACGTAGGCACTGATGGCACTAATGTTTTAGATAACGCAATATTTTTTACTGACGTTAATTTTAACCGTGATTTTCAAATTGAGATTGGTGATTTTGTTAAAACAAGCGGCTTTACAAATCCAGCCAATAATTTAAGTTTATGGACTAAAATTTTAGACTTTGGAATTACTAATCAAGGATCTTATATTGTCGTCGATGCTTCGCTAGTATTTGAGCCAACAACATCTGGGACGGTTGATTTTTTAAGTCAATACAACACGTTCGGTAGTTTTGGTTTGGGAATGGACACTGACGAGGTGGACATTGATAAGCATTTATTTTTAAAAGGTAGTTTTTTAAGCGAATATCAAATGAGGTTTTTCCTTCGAGACGACATCGAGTCTGGAAAAGAATTTATTGAAAAAGAACTTTATTTACCTACAAGTTGTTACTCTTTACCAACTGATGCTGAAGGTCTTTCTAGGGTTTCTATAGGAATTCACAAACCACCAATACCTGGGACTAATATTATAACAGCATCTAAAAGAAATATTACAAATCCACAGTCTTTAAATGTTCAGCGGTCTGTAAATAAAAACTACTATTCTGCTATTGTTACAAAATACGAGGACAAGCCTCTTGACGAAGAACTTAGACGTAGATCGATTACGGTAGTTGGTACGTCTCAAATTCCTTCTGCTGGCAATAAAACTTTATTAATCGAGGCTAGAGGATTTAGATCAGTTTTTAACGCTAAGTTTTTAGCCGAACAGACTCAAAATAGGCTATTGCAACGATATTCCGGTGCGGCTGAAAGCATTCAAGGTGCGCAAGTTCATTTTCGTGATGCGGTTCAAGTAGTCCCAGGTGACGTGATTGTCTTTGATCCAGAAGGATTAAATTTAATTGATAACGAAAGTCAGTCAAGAAAAAAGCCACCGCTTTTAATGGAAGTTGTGAACAGAACAATTG